GTTTTCAGCTCTTCGACGGCAAGCCGACGCATCTACGACTTACGTTCGATCGGATCGTACTCGCATCGATCGACGGTTCGAAGTGCTCGGGTGCGCTGATCCAATCGGTGCCGCTACGTGGCGGTTCACTGCGCGGTCTGCAGCACGCGTTGCCCGACGGCCGACTTGTGCGACCGCAACTCATCCTAATCGATGACCCGCAGACTCGCGACAGCGCTATGTCACCGCGCCAGTGCGAGTATCGACGTGCACTAATCCAATCGGACATTCTCGGCACGATGGCGCACGACCACAAGGCCGCAGTGCTGTGCACATGTACCGTTATTCGCCGCGGCGATCTCAGCGATCAGTTGCTGTCGCTTCCCGAGTGGAGCGGCGAACGTATCGGTCTACTTCGTTCGATGCCGACCGATATGGCGGCATGGTCGGAGTACGAGCGAATCTATCGCGAAGCGATTCGCGTGCGCGACTACCAGCGGATCAACGACTACTACCTCGCGCATCGTGCACAGCTCGATGCTGGCGCGGTGCCGTTCTGGGAAGCGTGTTACGATCCGCGCATCGAGGTCTCCGCAGTACAGCATGCGATGCATCTTTACTTCCAGGATCGTAACGCGTTCTACTCGGAGTACCAGAACGAACCTGCGGCGAACGTCGTTGCGGACGATTCGATCGCGATTGCGCCGGAATCGGTTGCGTCTGCGTTCGGCGATTTCTCGATTGCGCTGTCGGAGCGAGTCGGGATTTACGTCGACGTGCAGGAACGGATTCTCTACTACGCGGTCGTTGCGCGCGAGAACGATCGCGTGCGTGTAGCGTTTTCGACGTGGCCGGAGCAGCATGCGAATTACTACTCGGCAACGCGCCCGGCGCTGTCGCTCGAAGGCTTTTATCGCATCGCGGCGCCGCAGTCGATCGAGCGAGGTTTGCACGACTTACTCGCGCAGCTTCGCGCTCGCTATCCGAATAGCTTCGTACTCGTAGACGCCGGCTATCGCAGTGATATCGTATCGTCGGTGGCCGCGGTACATGATCGCGTCTATCCGGCTTACGGTCGTTACGTCGGTGCGCGGTCGAAGTCGTCGGTCGTTGAACTCACGAAGCCGGGCGACGTAACGGGTAGCGCGTGGCGCATGACGCGCGATCCGGACCGCGCCACGACGAGTGTGCTGATCGACACGAACCGTGCGAAGACGAGCGTCGCGAATCTCTTCGCATCGTCTTCGGTTGAGATTGCGCGTACAGTCGATGCACCGGTCGTGATCGAGCATCTTACGTCGGAGACCGGCGTGGCCACGCAGTCGATCTGGCGGCAGTGCGTGGAGTGGTCGCTGCTACCTGCGCGCGAGAACCACTACTTCGACTGCCTCGTGGGCGCGCTCGTTGCGCGAGAGATTTTCGACTCGCTCGAGTTGAGTTCGTCTTCGACTTCGGATTCGAGCTCGAACTGGCTTCTCGAAGGTTTACTGCGCTATCGTGCGAGGGCGATGTCATGATCGACGAGACGCAGCGGCAGCAGATCATCGAGTCGTTAGTCGAGCAAGCGCGGCAGCCGAAGACAGTGACTGTCGATGGCATGACAGTTCAGTATCGCGACGTGAGCGAGCTACTCGAGTTCATGCGCGAAGTATCGGAGCCGAAAGCGGTAGTCGTGAAGATGAACGCGCCGGGAGCGTTAGGATGATCGGGTGGTTGCGTCGAGTCTTTCGATCGGATGGCAACGCGTCGTCAGCGCGAGCGGACGTTTCGTTTCGCGCGCGTTACGATGCCGCGGCAACGACTCCGGATAATGCGCAGCACTGGTCGCAAGCGGATTCGCTATCGCCTTCGGCTGCGCTAACGCCGAGTGTGCGACGCACACTACGAAACCGTGCGCGCTACGAGGTCGCGAACAACAGCTACGCAAACGGCATCGTCTCGACGATCGCGAACTATACGGTCGGCACCGGGCCGGTTCTTCAGGTTCGTACTGCGAACGAAGAGTTGAATCTTCGTTTTGAGCGCGCGTGGTCTGAGTGGTGCGCTGCGGTCGATTTACCCGAGATTCTGCGGACGATGCGTCGCTGCGTTGTCGTCGATGGCGAGGCCTTCGCGATCCTCTGCGACTATCCGCGGCAGCGAACGAAAGTCAAGCTCGCAGTTCGACTCGTTGAACCGGAGCAAATTAGCGAGGGCCCGATCTCTGCGCTCATGCAGCCGGTTGAGGGCATCGTCTTCGATGACTATGGGATGCCAGCGGCGTACCACGTTTTGCGGCGACATCCCGGTGACATCGCGGTCGCAGACATCGACTACTCGTACGAGACGATACCGGCGGACTCGGTTATTCACTACTTCCATCGCGAACGACCAGGGCAGTGGCGTGGTACCCCCGAGATTACACCGGCGCTGCCACTGTTCTCGATCTTGCGTCGATTCACGCTCGCAACTGCAGCTGCAGCAGAAACTGCAGCCAATCTCGCAGCTGTTTTGCAGACCGACTCAGCCGCGTACATTCCGCGCGATGCGGAACGATTCGCGCGCGAACTCGTCTGGCAATTCGTCGATCTTCGACCGCGAAGTGCTACCGTGTTGCCACCTGGGTGGCGTCTGTCGCAGATGACGGCGCAACATCCGACGACGACCTACGGCGATTTCGTGTACCACCTCATGAGCGAAATCGCGCGCTGCCTCAACGTTCCCGTCGTAGTTGCGCTGAACGACTCTTCGCGTGCGAACTTTTCGAGTGGTCGCCTCGATCTTCGCAACTGGTATCGCGCACTCGAAGTCGAGCGTGCGAGGATCGAAGCGATCGTGCTTGAGCCGCTGCTACGAGCGTTCTATCGCGAGTGGCGCATTGCTGACAGCGAGGCGTCAGCGTCAGTCGGCTTGGGTCGCGACGTGCCGGATCACGAGTGGTACTGGCCTGCGCTCGAGGGTGTCGATCCGGAGAAAGAAGCGAAAGCGCAACGCTTGCGTCTTAAGAGCGGCCTTACGACGTTCGCATACGAGTATGCGAAGCAGGGTCGCGATTGGATGACCGAGCTTCGTCAGCGAGCGAAAGAGTATGCGCTCGCGAGCGAACTCGGTCTCGATTTCCTTTTCGAGAAAGGAGGTAATAGCGATGCCGAAGACGACGAAAAAGTTTCTTCGGATTCGAGCGAAGGCGAGGATTCGCGCACAGGGTCCTGAAGACGAGCTCGAAGACGAAGAAGACGAAAACGAAAACGAAGTCGTTGCGCAAGACGAAGAGTCGCAGCCGGCGACCGAAGAAACGCAGCCAGCGACTGACGATGCCGCGTCAGAGCTGAAGAAAATCCAGATCGTCGCGTACACCGGTGGTACGATGACCGTCGAAGGTTGGCCGTTGCCGGTCGTGGTCGATCTTAGTGGTCTCGAGATTCCGACGAGTTCGTTACCAATCCGCTACGCGCACGACGAGTATGCTGGTATCGGGCACACGACGAGTATTGCAATCGAAGGTAACGAGATCGTCGCGGACGCTGTGGTCTCGCGTGATACCGAGTACTCGCGCGACTTTCTCTCGTCGATCGAGAACGGTTTTCCGTGGAAAGCGTCGATCGGCCTCGAGGTCGTCGAGTATCGCGAGATTCCTGACGGCGCGGAAGTCGAAGTGAACGGCCGTTCGTTTACGGGCCCGCTCTACGTAGTCGATCTTGCCGTACTGCGCGAGATTTCGATTGTTGACGTGCCGGCCGACATCGGCACGTCAGTCGTGGCCGCGAAAGCCGCTCGGAGGGTTGAAATCGTGAAGCGAATCCTCGGTAAATATCCGCATCTCGCGGAGCGTGCGATTCAAGAAAACTGGTCCACGAAGAAGTGCCAGCTCGCTGCGATTCGCGCGAGTCGACCGAGCAGTCGAGTTGTGCATGCATTCGATGCCGGCATGGACACAACTGAGGTCCTTACTGCCGCGGTCATGCTCCGAGCCGGCGGTTCGATCGCGAAGAGCGTCGAGAAGAAATTCGCGCCGCGGATCGTCGATGCCGCGTCGAAGTATCGCAATCTCGGTTTGCTGCAACTGGCGCGCGAGTGCCTACGAATGGAGGGCCATCGCGTCGATCCGTATTCTTCGCCGGTCGACGTGATCCGCGCCGCGTTCAGCGTGCGATCGTTTCCGAATCTCTTGCGCGAGTCGGCGTATCGAATCCTCGTTTCGACTTACGAGACGATGCCACCGACGTGCCTGCGGATCGCGCGCATCGTAGAGACCGTGAATTTCATGCCGCACACGCTCGCACGGTTGAACGCGTTCGCGCAGTTCGAGCCGGTGCCACCGAGTGGCGCGATCGCGCAGGAGCGCATCGGTGACAACGGTTGGCAAGTGAAAGTCGATACATATGGACGTCTGTTCACGATTACGCATCAAGACGTTATCAACGACGATCTCGGTGCATTCCTCGCGATTCCGCAGGAAGCTGCGCGAGGCGCGATCATCGCGCTCGAGAATCTTTTCTGGAGCACAGTCGTAGCGAACCCGGGCAACTTTTTCGGTACCGCGAACGCGAACGTCGTGACGGGTGCACCGCTTACGATCCCGAATCTCGATCGCGCCGTCGAAAGGATGCTGGCGCAAAGAGATCAGTTTGGCCAACCGGTCTTCGTGAAGCCGAGTTTCCTAGTCGTCCCCGTGGGCCTAAAAGCGACCGCTGAAAATCTCTTCACCGGCGTGCGTGTCGTGATCGCGGGTGGCAACAACGAGCGCACGTTACCGGAAACGAACGCCTACGCCGGTCAATTTGAGCCGGTCGTTACGCAGTATCTGCCTACGAACGGTGCGAGCTCGACGTGGTATCTCGTAGCCGATCCGGCAACTACACCAGCGTTCGCGGTCGCGTTCCTGCGTGGCCAGGAGACGCCGATTATCGAGGAAGTGCAACCGATTCCGCAATTCCTCGGTTACTCGGTACGAGCTTATTGGCACTTCGGTGTTGCGCTACTCGATCACCGAGCCGCAGTGCGTGCGACAGCGTAATGACAGCGAGAGGCGATGAACGCGATACTCGATGACTTCTTCAAGACACTACTTCGCAGTCGCGGCGTTCGGCTTCGGTTGCCGAACGGTTTCGAGATCGACGCCGTAGTCGCACGTCGCGATTCGCAGTCAGTGTCGCTCGGTGGTCAAGTCGCAGCCGACACAACGACGCAGTGTTTCGTTGTGCGAGCAAGTGACTTACCACCAGGATATTGGCCGCGCGTCGCAGACGAGATCGTCAACGTCGCGACATCGCAGCGGTATATCGTTGTGCGCGCTACCGGTGGCGCGCACGCAACGACCTCGAGTGATCCCTATGGTTTTCTCGTTCGTGTATGGACGAGACTCGCATCCTAAGGAGGTAAACGATGCTCGTCGTAGTCAAGCATCACGATTTAGTAATTCCGATCACGTTCGGTTCGGATCAACCTGCAGGTGCGCTTGTTTTCTTCGGTGATCTTCCGACCGTTACGCTCGAGCCGGTTAGAAGCGGTACTAGAGCCGCAGCGGCTGTGGGCGCCGTGATCGAAGGCCCGCGAGAAACTGGCGCACCCTGGCTCCCTGGTACCGTCGTTTATTGGGATAATTCAAACTTTCGGTTCACGACGACAGCGACCGGCAATAAGCGTGTCGGCGTAGTAGTCGGTGATACCATTCCCTCGTCAGCGACTCGCGCACTCGTGTTGATGGATCGATGATTGCGAACTTACTAGATGCCGTTGTCGATGCGCTCAACGGACCGCCGCCGGCGACCTCGGTTGCGGCAACGAAAACGTGGGCACACTACTGGGTTCTCGCACGCGAGACGCCCGACGTGTGCGTCGTTACGTTCGTTCGTTCCGAGCGTGAGCGAATTTCGCGATCGCGATTTCGATTCCTTCTCGACGTAGAGATTGTTCGCGCTCGGCCTTACGTGGACGCGTCGTCAATCGAGACCGTCGTGAACGACGCACACTCGATCGCATCGCGCATCACGAGTCAGGAGGTACTCGAACGAGGTGGTATCGCGTATGCGTTCGAGTCGATCTCGTTTTCCGATCCACTTTACGAGATCGAGGAAGTATTCGACGAGAGTTCGTTCGTGCGCGCGAGTGTGACTGCGCGCTACATTGTGCTGGAGCCGTTGTGATGGCGTCGGAGTCGATCGTAAAAGTGAAGCAGCTTTTTCTCGACCGGTCGGCGGTCGTGCGTTACTTCGACCGCAAGACGCTGCGCGTCTTCAAGCGGTTCGGTGCGTTCGTGCGACTAGTCGCGCAGCGAAGTATGCGTCGACGTAAGACGGCGTCGCCACCGGGCCAACCGCCGTCGGTGCACAAAGGTCAGTTGCGAAAGTTTATCTTCTTCTCGCTCGATGAGCGAAAGAAGAGCGTTGTCATCGGGCCGACACTACTACGTTCTGACTCGCCGGTGCCAGCGCTTCACGAACACAGTGGCGTACGTCGATACGGCGCACGTGTCGCGAAGTATCCGAAGCGCGAGTACATGAAGCCCGCGTTTCGCGAAGGTTTGAAGAAACTGGCGCAGTTCTTTAAGGAGGCAAACGCATGAGTCGAACACGACTAGGGCACCTCGCGAAGCTCTACGTCGATAGCGCGAATAACTGGACTACGCCGACGTGGGTCGAGGTGCCGAACGTCAACAACCTGACACTAAACCTCTCGCACGCGACCGCGGATGTGACGACGCGTGCGCATGCCGGTTGGCGCACGCAAGTCGCGACGCTGAAGGAAGCGACGATCGAGTTCGATATGCTCGATGTCGCGGGCGACCCGAGCGTCGCGCAGATTCGTCAGGCGTTTTTCGTTCGCGGTCAGTTGCACGTTCTTTGCTTGAACGGTCCGCGTACTGAGGTCGGTTCGTGGGGCTTGAAGACGTTAGTCGAAGTCACGCGATTCAACCGCGCTGAGCAGATGGGTCAGGCCATCGTAATCTCGGTTACGTTCGTGGTATCGCCGTTACTCGATGGCACCGTTTATCGCTATCCCGAGTACTTCGAGGTAACGCCCTGATCGTGTGAGGGTCGGTAGTTATGCGACATCGATTTACAGACGAGCATGGCCGCGAGTACGAAGTTGCGCGGATCAGCTTCGCGCGGTACCACGATCTTCGCGATCACGGATTCGACCTTGCGAAGTGGGCTTCGGAGGCGCTGGCGCGCGTAGTGCGACCAGACACTACGACCGACAACGCGTTGTCGCAGCGATTCGACTACGAGGAGTTTGTGCGCATACTCGCCGACGGCGCCGTGTTCCGCGATCGCAAGACGGCAGAAGCGTTGTTGACAGTCTTGTGTCGCGAATCGCTTGCACGGCACGGTGTGACCGCGAATGACGTTTTCGAGTCGCTCTACGGTCGATCGATCTGGGAAGCCGAAATCGCGTTCATATCGAGGATCCTCGATTTTTTCGAGGGCCATCCGATCATGCGCGAAATTCTCGGCGCCGCGTTGAAACTACTGCTGTCGAAAGTCGAGCAAGCGAGTGTGCCGACATCGAGTCCTACGTCTGGCACTTCGCCGGTTACCTCGGCGTAGCGCCGTGGGACTTTACACTCGGCGAATTGCGCGCGATGTACGAAAGTAAGCTATTTCACGATCACTGCCACTACGGTATCATCGCAGCAGCAATCGCGAACGCGTTTCGCGGTAGCGAGTCGCCGACGATTCGAGTCGAAGATATTTTCCCGGATGTAGTCGAGTATCTCGAACGATTCGGTGTTCGCGGTGACAGCGAGTTGCCGTTACTAACGAAGGACGATCTAAAGTCGTGGCTAGCGCAGCAGAAATCCGAGCGGGTCGTGCAAGCGTCGAGCTGACACTGACGGATCGATTGACTGCGGACCTCAACGCGGTTTCGCGTAAGCTCGCAACGTGGGGCGTTGCGTTGCAAGGTATCGGCGCGTCGATACTCGCAGCGTTTCGACCGGCGCTATCGGTCTTTCAAGAGCAGGAAGCGATAAGCGGTTGGGCGCTGCGACTGCGTACGTCGGTCGAGCAGTTCTCGAAGCTCACGTCGCTCTTTCGCGTTTGGAACGTGAGCGTCGATGAACTCGGCGCATCGCTCGAGAGCATGACCGCGAAGCTCGATGCGAAGGCGGTAGCCGAGTTCGGAGACGTGTTGCAAAATCTCGGTGTTATCTCGTTCGCACATCTACCGCTCCAGCAGCGACTCGAAATTGTACTCGAGGCGTTGCAGCGCATTTCCGACGAAACGCAGCGTGCGCGCATCGCGGTCGAGCTCTTCGGCGATAAAGTCGGCATGTCGCTTGTTTCGATGGGGATGCTTTCGGACAACGCGAAGGAGCGACTTGCGAATCTGACTGCGACTACGAGCGAACGAGTGCAACACGCCGCGCAGGTCATGCAATCGTGGCGCGAGATTACGGCTTCGATTTCTGCGGTCTGGTACGAGGTCGCTGCTGCGATTGCGCCGGTGCTCGAGTCGATCGCGGCGTGGCTGAAGAATGCGACTGCGAATCTCGTTGGGTGGGTGCGCGCAAACCAGGGCGCTGTCATCGCGATAGCAGCGTTCGCTGCAGGTCTCGTAACCGCCGGCAGTGCGCTACTCGCTTTCGCAGGCATCGTGAAGCTCGTTTCGATCGCGATTGGCGTTTTTAGTGCGCTCCTCGCCGCGGTCAAGCTCGTGCTTCTCGCGATCATGAGTCCAATCGGTCTCGTTGTCGCTGGCATCGCTGCGCTCGGCGTGGCCGCGGTCGCAAGCGGAAATAACACGATCGAGAAGTTCCGCGAACTCAAGACCGACTTGCAAGGACTCGCGACCGACTGGTCGAACTCGATAAAGGCGATCGTGGCGTCGATCAAGTCCGGCGATATCGAGAGCGCGTTCAACATACTCGTAAAGGCGTTAGAACTAACGTGGGCCATGTTGATTCGATCGTTGAAGCGCCTCTGGTGGTCGTTTGTTCGCGACATCTTTCAGTTCTTCGTCAATAACCCGTGGGTGTTGCCGCTCGTGGGTGGTGGCGCAGGGCTTTTTATCGCGGGTCCGTGGGGCGGTCTCGCGGGTGTCGGTGTTGGTGCGCTCGGCCAAGGTGTGCTCGCGTTGAACGCACAAAACATCGATAAATTCTTCGAAGATAAGATCGAGAACGTCGATCGCGGGCGTGTCGACCAGTTGCGCTGGGAACTCGAGCAGATGATCCTGCAAGCGCTGCGACGCCAGCAGCAGCAAGAGCAGCAAGGTCCACCGAAAGGTCGTGTCGCGGCGATGGAAGCGGTTTTCGTACCGAAGGAAGACCTCCGAGATATGCTCGCGATTGGCGAAGCGCGTGGCACATTTACGGCGTTCGCGGCGCGACAGCAGTTCGCGTTCGGTACGCGCACGCAGAAGCGCCAAGAAGATTTGCTCGCGGATATCCTGAAAGAAGTGCGAAGAGTGCAGCAAGGCGTTGACGCAAACATGAAGGTGAAGTGACATGCCGCACTTACTTTTTAAGATCAACCCCGATGAGCTTTCGCTTTCGTATAATCGCACGAGTTATCGAATCAACGTGCACGCGATCGACTATCCTAATGTGATCTCGGTCGCGAACGCGATCTATACGTACACGCCCCCGATCTTTCTTGGCCTTACGCGATCGGACGTAGATATTCGCGCGAACGAGGACGGTCGAACCTACGATGTCGCGATCACGTACTCCGCGGAGCCGAGCGACGAAGCGGTTGACGCGAGTCCGCCGTCGTCGACGAAGACGGCGCCGGCATCGGATACGATCGATCTTTCGTTCGGCTACTCGATTTCTGCAGAGGCGCAGCAGATTCACGTCACGAGTGCGATCGCGCAGGGTCGTGTTGGTGCTGGCAACGCGGCCGCGAGCGGAACGAATCTGCAATGCGTTGCAACCTTCGAAGTTATACCCGACGGCATCGTACCGAACCCCGCTCACGTAGGTCGAACGATTTTCGTGACCGGCGGTCCGTCGGCGTGGACGTACGGTCCGTATCGGATCGTAGCGCTAAACGGCGCGCGTTGGGTTCTCGATCGTAATCCGGCGCCAGTCGGTACGATTGGCGGCGTGTGGACGATGCCAGCCGATGCGCCGGACTTTGAGAACGCGATCAACGTTTCCGAAGATTCGATCGAGGGCTGCGATATTGCTGCGCCGTCGCTCTCGTTCGAGCGACGCATCACGATTCCAGTCGTAAATGTTGCGTACATTCAAACCGTGATGAGTCTAATCGGTAAGGTGAACAAGAAACGATTCTATCACTTCGAGCCGGGCGAGGTTCTCTATCTCGGCTGCGTCGCGGATAAAGAGAACGCGAGTGCGTGGAAAGTTACGCATAAGTTCCGAGTCGAACGCAATCAACGAAATGTTCGCATCACGAAGGACATCACGGTGCCGATAAAACGTGGCCACGACTATCTCTGGGTCAAGTATCGCCCGGTGACGCGCTGGGGCATGATCGTTCAGGAACCAGTCGCGGCGTACGTCTCGGTCGTCTACGAAGAAGGCGACTTTAGTCTACTCGGTATCGGAACGTGAGGTGCGATCGTGAGCGATCCGTTATCGTTCGTTTCTCCCGGCGATCCGATCGGCGAACTTGCGCGAGCTGATCGGATCAATCTTCTCATCGAGTCCGCGCGTCGTGTTCTGCGACCGCAAACATCGCCGAGCGATATCGAGAAGGAGATTTTTCGCGCACTGCAGCCGCACAATATCGTTTACGTAAAGACGCCGGTGCCGGCGCGCGAGTACACGGTATGGCGTATCGCTGGCAACTTCACGTCACCGAGCGCGCTTCTCGCACCGCAAGCGTATCGAGTCGAAGTGCCCGAGGACTCGTGTGATCCGTTCGTCGTGCTTGTCGAACCGTCGGACGGCGTCACCCTCGCGCGTGCAGCGGTGAGCGGCGTCGTCTTCGGTTACGTTCTCGGGCAGGGAAAGTACGCGCACGCGATTCCCGGCGATCCATATTTTCTCGAAGCGGACGACTACGGACCGGCGCGTGTTCTTTACCGCGCCGGCAACTACGCACTACTTCGACTCGGTGATTCACGACACCAGCGGCGTTGCCGCAAGCTAAAGACGGACGAGTACGGCTATGCGTACTACGGTCCTTACGGTTTCGCGATCGAGGACGAAGAAGAGCGAGACGAAGACGAAGAGCGGCAGTGCATCGATTGTCTAACGAAGCTTTGCGTTGTGCGCGACTACTCGGGCGCGATCGTCGATATTTTCTACGAGGACACAAGTGGCAATCGTGTGCGTGTTCCAGATTGCACGAGCGCGCCGTACGGCGGATCGATTTCGAGTCCGGGTGGTGGTGGCAGCGGCGGAGGCGGAGGCGGTGGCGGATGCTGTCCGCAAGATGGCAGCGAGTACGTGCTCGAGTACGACTTTGTCGTGTTCGGTAACCGCCACGTCGGAGTAGGAGGTAATGCTCTTTGGATCGGTGGGGTATGGTCAAACATGTTCCAAGACTTTAGTACGCCATGCGATCCTGGTCCACCGCCTAGCTATCTTGGAATCTTTGCTACGCTCACTTGTGATCTGAATGGCTTGGAGGTCGACGGTCTTGAACTGTATTGCGATTTAGCAGACTGCAGGTTAGTTACTAGCGATTTCGATATAACTGTTACCGGTTGTCCCGGTAACCCGACGATTTATCTCACAATTCGACCCGGTCGTTGCGCATCGGGTTCGTTCGTACTTAGGCCAGCCTAAGTCGAGGTCGTCATGATCGATCCGCTCGCACACGTTAGCGACCACACCGGCGATCGAAAGTGGGCGTATTGTCCGAACACGATTCGCGCTCACTACGAGGCGCTCGATCGCGTAATCGATCTCGCGCACAATGAGCCGTACGTTGGCCACGACAGAGACTTCGGAATCGTTTACGTCGGTGGCGGTCGATACTGGCCTGGCATCGTAGTTGGTGTACGATTACTTCGTCATCTCGGCTATCGCGGACCGATCGAAGTGTGGCGCGGCCACTACGCTGACGAGGAACCGATTCGCGAGTCCGACCTAGACGGCTACGACGTTCGCATCGTCGATGCACGCGAAGTCGCGAAAGCGATGCGGCCACGCATTCTTCGCGGGTGGGAAGCGAAGTTGCATGCGATCCGGTACACGAGGTTTCGTCGTGTTCTTTTTCTTGACGCGGACGCGTACTGCGTAGTCGATCCGACGCCGTACTTCGATCGCTTCTCGGACTTCGCGTTCTGGAGCGAGAACCGGCAGAATATCCGCTGGCACTACGTCTGGCCTTCGCACGAGCGGCGCTACGTAGTCGGAGTACAGGGCGGTCAGTTCTTCGTCGATCGCGAGAGCGCGTGGCCACTCGTCGTCATCGCCGATTGGATTTGCCAGCACAGCGATTTCTATTTTCAGCACCTCTATGGCGACCAAGACGCGTGGCGACTTGCACTCGCGATTACGGACTTGCCGTACACGATCGTCGGGCCAGCGACGTGGCAGCATCCCGCGTTCGTGTGCGCACTCGATAATCGAAGGTTCGTAGTGCATCGTCCGGTCTCGAAGCTCTTTCGCGCATGCGACTGGAACGCTCGCGACTGTGCAGTCGATTTTGCGCCGCATTTACCGTTCGAGACATTCGTGTGGCGCGAGTTTGCAAAACTCGCTGAACACGAAGTCGAAGAGTGCGAACCTGCGTTTACGAATCTCTATCGACGTGGTGCCACGCGTGTCTTCGACTCGCCGTCGATGGACGATCGTACATATCTTGCATGCATTGAGACTTTAGCTAAGACGCACAGTTGGACTAAGATCGTCGATCTTGGATGCGGCAACGGTCGCATCACGAAAGAGATCGCGCGTCGAACTGGAGTCGAGGTCGTTGGTCTCGACTGTGTGCGCGAGATACTACCTGAGAGCGATCTATCGAATCTTCGCTTCGAGTACGCGAACGCGTTCGAGATCGACTCGATTCCCGATGGTGACGCGCTACTCGTGAAAGATGTTCTCGCGTACTGGCCGTTTGCGCACGTTCGCAGTTGGCTGCGTGAAGTCGTAGCGCGATCGAAGTGGCGGCATATCGTAGTCACGAACGATGTCGTGCAGTTCCCGTCCGAGATGCCATTCGGGCGACACCACGGGATCAACCCCGAGCTGTGTGATTTTTTGCATGAGATCGAGTACACGCAAATTCGCCTAGAAAACAAGGCGATTTTGCTGATTCCCGTTCGCTGAAACGTCATCGTTTTTGATGACGCGACTACAAAAAAAATCGAGTATGAGGTAAACTACGGTTGCGGGTTCGAGGAGTTGTGCGAATGTGGAGGCGTTTCGATGAAACCGGTTCGCGAAGTCGAGAAGTTGCCGCCGCGAGTGATGCTCTACGGCGTCGAAGGCATCGGCAAGACGACGTTCGGCGCGTCGGCACCGAAGCCGATCTTTGTACTAACGGAAGATGGCCTCGGTGATCTCGATGTTGCGCACTTTCCGCTGGCGAGGTCGTATGACGATGTGCGTCGCGCGCTCTGCTACGTGCGTGACGAGGCACACGATTTTGAGACGATCGTGTTAGACTCGCTCGATTGGCTCGAACGACTCATACACGATTATGTGTGTGTGGAACACAACGTCTCAACGATCGAACGTGTAGATGGCGGTTACGGTCGCGGCTACGTGGCAGCGCTGAAAGTCTGGCGCGAGGTGATCGGAATTCTTGACGAGATTCGAGCGCAGCGACGGATGATCGTGATTGGCATCGCGCATGCGAAGGTCGAACGATTCGAGGACCCGGAGTCGCCGGCGTACGATCGTTATTCGCCGCGACTGCATAAAACGTCAGCTGCGCTCGTAACCGAGTGGATGGACGCGGTTCTCTTCGCACACTGGCGATACGCTGTCAGGACGGAGACGGGTAATTTCGGAAAGACTCGTGGTGTCGCGGTCGCATCGCGAACAGACTGCGATCGTGTTATTCGCGTCTCCGGCGGGCCAACGTGTGTCGCGAAGAATCGATACGGGCTTACAGGTGAACTTCCGCTCTCGTGGGATGCGTTTGCGAAGGCGATCGGTTACTAAGAGAAAGGAGAGAAGCGATGGCACTACTACCCGAAGAGTTTGATGCGTCGAGTGTGCCGATGCGGTTCGGCATGCTGCCCGAAGGTCGCTACGTAGTTGCGATCACGAAGACCGAGATTCGTTCTTCGATGTCTGGTACAGGACAGTATCTCGCGGTCGAGTTTACCGTGCAGGAACCTGCGGAGTATCTCGGTCGAACGATTCTCGTGCGCGTCAACGTCCTTCACGATAATCCGGTGGCGCGCGAGTACGCGAAGGCCGAGCTAGCTGCGATTTGCACGGCGTGCGGTAAGACGAAGATTTCGGATACGGACGAGCTCCTTCGTTCGATCCTCGTAATCGATCTTCGCTATCGATCGTCGCCGAACGGTACGCAGTATCCGCGAGTCGTAAACTACCATCCGTATCGACTTCCGGAACCGAAGTTAGGCGAAACTAAGGAATCGGTGTCGCGACCACCGCGGCGTGGCAACGCGCAGCGATGACATCGCAATGCTATCGAAGCGTAGAGTCGAGCTTGTACTTCCGTATCCGCCGTCGGTGAATTCTTACTGGCGGCACGCGCGGGGTCGTCACTATCTCTCGCGTGCTGCGAAGAACTATCGAGAGCTCGTCGTGCTTTCGATTCCGAAAGACGTGCGATTCGATTGCGAAGTCGAAGTTTTCGTCGAAGTGCGACCGCCGGATAATCGACGGCGCGACATCGATAATGTTCTCAAGGCGATCCTCGACGTACTCGAGTTTACGGGTCTGATCGCGGACGATTTTCTCGTATCGCGGATCGAAGTCGTTCGTGGCGAAGTAGTGCCGCGTGGAGAGTGCCATGTCGTCGTCAGCGAAGTACGGTAATCTGCATGCCGCGATTCGCTACGCAGAGCTCGGTTACGAAGTGCTGCCGGTCGTGGCGGGCGCGAAGAACCCGCTCACAGAACACGGCGTTCGCGATGCGACACTCGATACGAAGACGATCGAGTCGTGGTGGACGCGTTGGCCGAACGCGAATATCGGTGTTTCCGCTGCGGGCCTCGTCATTATCGATATCGACTCGAAAGGCGATGCACGCTGGCCCGAAGACGAGGAGCGCGCATGCGAGCTCGTCGAGAGTGCGCGTGCGATTTCGGTGACACCGTCGGGCGGTCGTCATTTTTTCTTCCGTCGGCCGGACGGCGTTTCGTGGCGATGTTCGGTTCGCAAGCTCGCGGCCAACGTTGATGTGCGTACTGATGGTGGCTACGTCGTAGTACCGCCGAGCAAGCTACTCGCTGGCGCGTACGTGTGGCTCGAAGGTAAAGAACTCGATATTGCTAAAGAGTTTCTTTCGATACCACCGAAGTGGCTGTGCGATCTACTCGATGAGCGCGAACGAGAATACGCATCGAAAGTAAATAAATCCGCACAGTTAGATGAGACGCGAGTTATTGAGGAAGGTACGCGGAACGACGTTCTTTTTCGCATCGGTGCGAAGTTGCGTTCGATCGGTTTCGACTTCGAGGAGATTTACTCGGCGTTATCGGCCATAAACCGGAGACGATGTCGGCCGCAGCTCGACGATGTCGAAGTGTGGCGTATCGCGGAGTCGGCGTCGCGATACGACGCTAACGCGATCGAAACTGCGCTGGTCGAATGCCGCTACGCACAGATCGTCGAAAGCGAAAAGATCGAAGACGATGTCATCGAGTTTGCGAAACCGAGCGAGGAGTTTGTGGATCGAGCACCGGGCATTTTGGCCTCGATTTCTAGGTATATTCTCGATACCGCGTATCGACCGCAGCCGATGCTTTCGCTTGGCTCCGCGCTATCGTTCGTGAGCGTACTTTGCGGCGCGCACTTTATTGCGGACGAGTACGGCACGACAACGAATCTCTACTGCGTCGGCGTCGGGCCATCGGGTTGTGGTAAAGAGCGAACGCGGCAAGCGATCCGCGATATTGCGAAGGCCTCAGGAGTACTCGAGCTGGTTGGCCCCGAGGACATCGCGAGCGGTTCGGGGTTGCTGCGTGCACTCGAGCGAAGTCGCGCGCAGCTTTTTCAGCTCGACGAGTTCGGGCGATTTCTTAGTACGACCCACAACGCGTATTCGAGTCCACATCTCTATAACGTGACCACACTATTACTCAAGCTCTACACGTCTGCGAACGTAGTTTTTACTGGAGTCGCGTACGCAGACGTAGATAAGACGCGGGTTATCGATCGACCGCACGTCGCGCTCTGGGGCACGACGGTACCGGAAGACTTTTTCCGATCGATCTCGCGTTCGTCGATAAAGAGCGGACTTCTTTCGCGGATTCTTCTTTTCGAGAGTCGTGATCGTACGACGCATCAGCGACCGGCGGATAAGACGGTGCCACGCGAGATCGTCGATTTCGTTCGCTCTCTCGGGAACGTAGTCGTGTCGTACTCGCGGCCAGCGGGGGCGATTTTCGACTCGTATCTCGAGAAGTACGAGGAGTACGCGTTACGAGTACGCGAGCCGTACTCGTCGTTGTGGGCACGCGCATACGAAGCAGCGAGGAAGCTTTCGATTATCGGCGCGGTTGCGGAGGGTAACGTAATCGTGCGAGATTCGGTCGCGCAGTGGGCCTGCGAGCTTGCTGAGGCGATCGTAGGTCGAACGATCGCAGTGGTGACGCATAAGCTTGCGGAGAGTGCGTTCGAAGCGAAGCGGAACGAGATACTCGAGTTTATTCGCGAGCGTGGCGTAGTAACGAAGACGGACCTTTGCGCGCGCTTTCGCGGGATTCGGCCGTCGGAGCGGGACGAGATTCTTCGTTCGCTCGCCGAGGAGGAGGAAATCGAGATCGAGGTCGGGTCGCGTATCGGCGAACGTGGCCGACCAAAGACGACGGTTCGTTACGTTGGCCGTCGGCGAGCGTAGCCGGGGATTATTCGACTTTTACTGCAGATTTTACTACGGGGTCGTTTTGCAACGAAATTTTTGACGCAAGTACTTGCGTGGTAAGAAGATAAGACTACGAAGGCCGTTTTTTTGCAAACTGCACCCCTGCCTTAAATAAGACCCCCCGGAAGCGGGGTTGCGGGTGCGAAAAAACGGCATCGGGGGTTGCACGGGGCGACTGTCGGAGGTAGACTGAAGGCGACACCTCCGAAGCCTCGCAGGGCCCGGCGCTTAGGCGCGTAGCGGGTTCGCGGGGGAGTATTGTCCGCGTATCGCTTCGCTCTTCGCGGACGATCTTTTTCTTTTCGACTTAACTTAAGGAGGTACGTTATGCGAGTGCGATTCCATTCGGATCTCGTTCGCGATCGACTTCGCGCGATACGATCGATCGTTCGCGAGGTCGTACTCGAACGTCGGATCGTTTTCGTCGAAGCTCGTGACGGGAAGTTATCGTTTTCGACGCGTAGCGTTATCGCGGTCGGCGAGGTGCGATTCGATGTCGACGACGAGAAGGTCGTAGTCGAAGAGGAAGGCGCAGCGGCGTTCGATGCGAGCGAGTTCGTATCGTCGATCGATCGAGCCGCGGGGGAGGTCGTCGAGATTGCGAGCGGATCGGATCGCGACTATATTCGGTTCGCAGCGACGGAGTATGCGTTCCCTAAAGTAGCATACTCGGACCACGATCGCGTAAGCTTTTCGTCTTCGGAGTCGCCGGTCGTTCGTTTCGCGTTCGAGCTCGAGGGTATTTTTGCTCGCACGGTTTTCGCGTCGAAGTCAAGCGTACAGTCGAGGTCGCGGTTTGTTCTTTATCGAAGCGGCGAGAGCGGTCTTGTCGTTTTCTCGACTAACGAGAAGCGATACGCGATTGTTCGCAGTCGCGTGGACGCGGACACGGAGGCGAAGGTTTTAGCGTATCTCGATTACGATTCGGCGGCGCTTGCGCACTCGTTTCTCGGCGCTACGGACGAGCGGGTAGAGGTCGGCATGTATACGAACGGTTGGCTCGTGTTGGCGGGCGAGTCGTTTAGCGTTGGCCTCGCGACGCTATCGGTACCGAATAACGGCCATCGTTTTCTTGATTTCGATCGCAAGTTTCGCTCTCGCGTGCATCGCGCGGCCACGGTTCCTTACGAGTCGTTTGCGCGGGCGTATCGGAGTATTGATCCGGTCGTATCGAAGGAGTGGCGCACGATTGGGTTCGAGTTCGGCGAGTCTTCGGTTACGCTTTCTGCGACTTCGGATCTCGGTGTGTCTGCGAAGTCGCGGGTCGATTTCGAATCCGCAGTGCCTTCGAATTTGCGCAGCACGATTTACCTCGACTCGAAGTACGTCGGCGATTTTCTCGCGGCGGTGCGCAGCGTTGTATCAGCGGAGGCACTCGAATCGACGAAGATCGTATTCGAGCGCGAGGAGGATTCGAAGAATATCGTGTTCTTCGGGATTGAGTCGGACGACTGGCGTTACGGGATGATGGCGATTAGTCGAGATTAAGGTGGAAGTCTGTCGATGCCGAGAGACGTTTTTAGGACAGGCGAGATAGCGGTGATATGCCGCGTGGCGCCGCGGACAGTGTTCAATTGGCTCGATTCGGGATTACTCGAGGGGTATCGGCTACCTCGAAGTCGAGATTGGCGCGTTACGCGGGAAAGTCTAGTTCGATTTCTCGAGGAAAACGGTATGCCGATTCGTTTTCTTATCGAGTACGAGATCGAGAAAGCGTACAAGCGAAGGGCGAAGATCGCGAGTAAGAAGTCGGCAACGACTTCGGAGTAAACGAAAACCGGCCGGTCGTGGGAGGATCGACCGGCCGGTTCCAACCCGAAGGGAGAACAACGCTATTATCTTATCGCATCGATCTGCGAAGAGCAAGTCGAATCTCGAATCGGAGAACTGCGAATGAAAAAGCGCAGAGACGTGTTTACGACGGGCGAGGTTGCAAAGATATGTCGTGTTTCTACGCGGACGGTTACGAAGTGGTTCGACTCCGGATGTCTCAAAGGGTATCGCATACCCGGTAGGCAAGAAAGACGTGTATTCGCAGAGGATCTGATTCGTTTCTTGAAAGAGCGTGGGATACCGTCGCGCGAGCTCAAGGACTACGTGCGGTATAAGGTTCTCCTCGTAGTCGCGGATTCGACTTTCGATCGGTTACTTCGTGAGTCGCTTTCGAAGGTCGAAGGTTGCGAATTTAGGTCTGCGTCGAGTGCATTCGAAGCGGGGGTGCTTACGGTTGGTATTCGACCGAATGCTATCGTTATCGACTTCTCTTTAGGTCGTCGCGAAGCGATACAAATCGTTAGCTACCTGCGTAAGGACGATGCTTACTCCGCTACGCTGATCATCGGCTTGGCGAGCGAAGACGAGACGGAACCGGAGCAGCTTCTCGAGTACGGCTTCAACTTCGTATTCAAGAAGCCGCTCGATGTTGCGATTATCGCGAAGCGTATCGATATCGAGAAGGAGGCGCAGAGATGAGCGACAAAAAGGATTCGCATCCGCAAGATGATCCCCGACCGGATAGTCCGCCCTTCCTGTTAGCTATCCTGGTTGCTGCGCGCAAGACCGGGGATGAGCTACTGGAGTCCCGAGCGAGGGACTGGCTGGCCGAATAAGGCATCCATGTGGTGTTTGCCGATCAACTGGAATCGACGGAGGAAACGAATCGAGACCGATAAGGAGGCATAAGCGTGAACGGCAAGCTCGTAGTCGGCGATTGCGTCGAGGCGATGTCGCGGTTACCCGTGGAGTGCGCCGATCTGATTTTCGCCGATCCGCCGTTCAACATCGGATATGAGTACGACATCTACGACGATCGTCGATCGCGAGACGAGTATCTCGCGTGGGCCGAAGAGTGGTTGCGCGCTGCGGTTCGGTTACTAAAACCGACCGGATCGTTCTGGCTTGCGATGGGCGACGAGTACGTCGCGGAGTACAAGATTCGACTCGATGCGCTAGGCCTAACGATGCGGAACTGGATTGTGTGGCATTATACCTACTCGCGTTGGTGCGCGAAGCGATTCGCACTTTCGCACGCGCATATTCTCTTTTACGTTCGCGATCCGAAGTGGTACACGTTTCACGCGGACGCTGTGCGTGTGCCGAGCGCACGGCAGACCGTTTATCGGCATCCGAAGGCGAAGCCTTGCGGTCGCATTCCTGACGACGTATGGATTCTGCGACCGCAAGAAGCAGCGGAGCATTTTCGTCCGGAGCACGACGTGTGGTTCGAGTCGCGAGTTTGTGGTACGTCTTTCGAACGCGTAGCGCATCCGTGCCAGATGCCGGAGGCGATACTCGAACGCATTATTCGCGTAGCTACGAATCCCGGCGATCTCGTAGTCGATCCGTTCGCCGGGAGTGGCACCACGTTGGCAGTCGCGAACCGACTGGGTCGTCGTTTCTGGGGTTGCGAGCTTTCTCCGCGGTACGCGAGCGTGATCGTCGAGCGATTACGAGGCTTGTTCGGCGACGAGATCGAGGTAGAATATCTTCGGTCGCAGCGAGAGGTGATCGCGCTGCGTGCCGAGCCTAGTTGAGCGCCGGTCGGTTAGGAGAGGGCCCGACCGGCGTGTTTTTTTCCAACTCGGAGGGTAGAGCGATGTCGAAAACGAGTACGCATCGATTCGTTATCGAGAGCACGCAGTTCGCGAAGCTCGAGCGTGCGTTATCGGTTGCGTTGCCGGCAGCGCGATCGTTAGGCGTAGATGCCGGCATCTTTTGGCTGCGCGATTCGATTTTCGCAGCGACGCCGTACGCTTCGATCGGACTTGCGAGCTGCGACCTCGAACTCGAAGAGTCGCCGGAGTGCATCGCGATTTCGCAGCTCGCTGCGAGGCCACTTCTTTTTGAGTTGCGAACGCGTCGTGTTAGCTGCCTCGAAAGGATTGAACTCGTGGCTACGCGCGATCGAGTCGTCTTTACGTTCGAGTACGACTGGCGTTCGCGCGAAAAAGCGCCGCCTCCGTTGATTTCGCGTTACTCGGATTCGTGGCGTCCGCGGACGACGCCGCGCGAGCACTGCACACTTCTGTCCGCGCATCGACCTTACTTCGAGTGTACTTTAGCGACGAGAGAGATACGAAAAAAGTTGCGAGGCCACGAGGACTACGGCTACATCGTGCTTGAGGACTTTCCGAACGTTATCTCGTACGTAACGGTTAGTCGTTCTCTTTTAGTCGCGTTTCTCGAGGCAGCGAAGGACGAAGACACAACGTTTCGACTCGCCTACTACGAAGGTCAACGTTGCGTCGTTTGCTGTGCTGGCGATGTGATCGCGATCTTATCCGTAATCGACTAGTGCGAGGATTCGCTATGCGCGTTTACGTTCTCGGTCGATCGGTTCTCGATGAACGCGAACTCGAGCGATTCTTGCGCGATCACGATATCACATGGCCGCGTGGTAGCGCGATGTCATCGGATTCGTCTGGGCCCAGGGAAAATGGTGACAGTTCGATGTCAGTGATTTTGTCTGGGCCCGGGCGAATTTTTGACAGCACGGTGTCAGCGGAGGTGCTGTGCGAGGTAGCGGGTCGAATCTGCTACATGTCGTTTGCTCGACCGCGACCCGGTGGCAACCGGGCTTATCTTGAGCACATTAAGGAGTCGGGGCACGGTTCGGTTTTGGAACACGCTGTCTGGAATCTGCTGATCACGGGCGTCAGTCGAAGTCTTACGCACGAACTCGTGCGGCATCGTGCCGGCTTTTCCTACTCGCAGCTTTCGCAGCGTTACGTGGACGAATCGACTGCGGAGTACGTCGAGCCGGATATCATCGCATCCGACGCCGAGTTGCACGTCGTGTGGTCGAAGGCGGTTCGATGTGCACATGAAGCCTATAACCAACTCGTTCGACTTATCGAAACGAAACTAAAAGATCGGTCATTCGCATCGCGGTGGCTGCCGTCGTACGCTACGACTACGGATCGCAGGAAGTTGGCCCGGCAAGCCGCACGCAGCGTTTTGCCGAACGCCACGGAGACGAAGATCTTCGTTACGGCCAACGCGCGAGCGCTGCGCCACTTTCTCGAACTGCGAGGCAGTCGGCACGCTGAACCGGAGATCCGCAAGCTAGCCAACATCTTGCTCGAAGTTCTTCAACGAGAGTCGCCTCATCTGTTCGGCGACTACCGGCGGATTCCACTTCCCGACGGCACATTCGAAATCGTCACCGATTATCGCAAAGTGTAACCGCGTACACTACGAAAACGATGTACGCGCGTTCACGATTTTCGCAATTTTCGACGCCGCGGAGAGCTGCCGCGGTTTTTTTGGAAAAATTTTTTCGCCGCAAGTCCCTAGAAAACTAGGCACTTACGTCGATCGGCGAGTTTTTTTTTCGATTTTTCTGCTTGACGCCTTGCGGACGGCGTATTAAGATACCGGTGACGAAAACGAGAAGCGAGGTAACGAGGTAACGAAGTAACCCGAAACTCGAAAGGAGAACGACGATGACTCGCGCACACGCTTTCGAGGCTCTGTTCGAACTGGTCGGTTCTGCTAAGGATGTCGCGAAGGCCCAGAAAGGCACGAAGGCCTGCGTAGTTACCGGCATCTATCGCGTCGGCAATCGAATCTTCGCGGTGCCCGACGGCGAGACGGCCGTCGAGGTCAAGGGCAGCGAAAAGATCGCTCTTTCGAGCGAAGACTTCGCTAAGTACGTTCGACCGGAAAACGCTGTGCTCTTCGGCGGCCCCCTTCAGGGTATCGACGATGCAACGATCGAGGTTCTGCTTTCGATCTTCCGCGAAGCGGCCGGCATCGTGGCCCCGGACCTCGCTGACGTTGCTCCGCCGGCGCAGGTTACGGTCCCCGCCGGCTGGGACCGCAATAACCTTCGCGCTAAATTCGATACCGCGATCTCGAAGAAGATCTTCGAAGCGCAGAAGAAGCTGATCCGACGCGTCAGTTGGACCGCCGCTCGCCGTCTCGCGGTCTGGTCGGGTAGCGACGGCAAAAACTACCTCGTTACTCCGAAAAAGATTTACGAACTCTCGACCGGCGATCCCGTAGACGAAGTACGCGGTCGCAAGGTCGATGGCACGTTGCCTCGGCGCGTCAAGCCGAGCGAAATGGTCCGAATCGACGCTTACCTCGACGCGCTGCTCGCGAAGCTCGATTGACCGCGAACCGAAACCGTTATGACGTGATCTTGTACTGCAGTGACGCCTTCGGGCGATTGGCACACCAACCCTACGGAGGACTTACGATGGACGCGAAGTACGTGCGCACGAAAGACGGTCTTTACTTACTGCAGGTCGAATCCGAGGTTCTTTTCCCACGGTGGGGCTTCGCCCTTTACGACGACGAGCAGTGCTGGCCGCGCGGCTTCGGCATCGCCAACGAGTGGAAAGTCGTTTCTGCTGACGAGGTACCGGAAGATATTCGACGCAAACTCGAGCTTGTGCGCGAAGAACTCGAAGAAGTCGAAGCCGAAAAGGCGATCGAAAATTAGATCGGAGAGCGAGTGATGTCGCGTTCACTAGCTCGCTACGAGCGAGCGTACGCCGAGTTGCTGTCGCGCTACCTAATCGGTCCGCTCGCGAAGTATCGAAAAGTCGCGGGCCTGCGACTCGACGCCGATGGCGTGTTCCACTTAGTCATACCTAACCGCCACGGCGACCTCGTGCTTTACTCGTGTCCGTACCTCGAAGGACGCATCGTAACCGAAGATCGAATACCCGGGCGACGCATTTCTCTGCGCGCCGCGGTCAACCACGACGGCTGGGATGTCGCGGTATGGGTGGAGCGCGTACTAATCGAAAATCAGTTTGCGACGAGCGAGATAACGCTGCCGAGTTAGTCGCGACTAACTAAGGAGGACTAGCGATGGACCCGTTTTTCGTGAGGACGGTTTTCGGAGATTACTTACTTCGAGTCGAGGACGCACACGTTCCGGGCGGATTCGTTTTACTCGATTCGGACGGTCGCCCCTGGAACGGCGCTTTCGCCTGGGATTCTTGGACCGTCGTCGCGGACGACGAAGTGCCGGTCGAAGTGCGAGAGCGATTCGAAAGATTATCGCGAAGCGAATCCGAGTTGACGTGACGACGAAAGGAGGTTCGCATGTCGAGAAGACTTAGTTGGGACGAAGTCGCCGCGATTATCGATCGCGAAGCGATCGAGCGATACGGTCGCTACTTACGTGGCGTCATCGAAGGCGAGACGTACGTTCCGAAGGCGACCACGACGCCGAGTCTCGTAAACCGCATGATCGTGCTCGGCGTAATTTACGACTGGTGTCGGCGGCATCACCGCCTTGGACAACTGTCTGTCATCGTACGTGCATTCGCGTGGTGCGCGCGATTCTGCTACCCGTTGCACCCCGCACTTAAGCGTCTCGGTATCGGAAGCGAAGATGTAGTCGAAGCGCTCGAATGGATCGCGAACGACTTGTATTCATTTAGATTCGTACCAGCGCTTTACGGCGGAGTTAAGATAGTCGGTGAGCATAAGGACGCAGAGCGGAAAGACGTTCATTACTTCGCGCCAATATATCTCATGGCACCGGACTTCTGCGACGATCGTAAGGTTTCCTTTTGCATTCGTATGGCCGCACGACTCGTAATGGAGGCCGCACTTCGCGCGATCTGCGTGACCAACGATGACGACTCTTACGATAGCGTTGCGATTCGCGAAACTGTGCGCGATCTCCTCGAGGTCGCGGCACCGCTCGTAACTCCGGACTAGATTCGCGATCGAATGCGAGAGTCGCTGTCACGTCGGTGATAACGTGATGACACGAGTGCGTCTCGCTCGGCGATGTCGGGCATTTTTATCGACTGCGAGAAACAGCGATGAAACAACAACTCAGTTATCGACTCCTCGACGTTTTCGGCAACGTCGTCTATACTTCGTCTAGCTTTCGTTATACGATTCGAAGACTTGCGCAGTCGCTCGTCAAGCCAACGATCTACTCGGCGCAAGGTCGAAGACACGTCGTCTTCTACTTCGAAAACGGCGTAGTGAAATGCTACGTCGGCAACTTCGGCGAGTCACGAAAAAGCGTCGAAGAACGCGTCATTCGCCTATTCCGCGCCTCCGATATCGCACGTCGTGTGCGACGCCACGTCTAGTCGATTTTCTCTAAACTCTTCTTGTCTCGAACTCGTCTCTTAGGTTAGACTAACTACGGGGCGAGGTCGTGAACGAAGCTGCTCTCGGTGATACGCTACGCGAGATCCGCGCAGCCGCAAGCGCGGTCCGCGAATCGTCTACGAAAATCGCAACCGTGGTCGAACACGCGAGTAGCGCTGCAATATCCGCGGCATACTTCGCCGGGGTACGCGACGGATGCGTTGTGTGTACGATCGTGCTGGCGCTGTTGTACTTTGTTCTCACGAGGTTTAGACGATAGGTGCAGATACGGGTCCTTCCTGGGGTCTGCGCGAAACCGG